TTGGACTACTGGTTCTACAGGGTACACGTTGTACAAAACAGATGCCAAGCAGTATGGCAAATACTTGGGAATGACCGTGACATCGACCAATGCTGGCGTTGTGTACAACGGTTTTGAATACGAACATGAATTGAGAGTGAGGTTCTAAAATGCCTGTTACATATACTTTTGCTACGGCAACATCATCCATACCGTTATCTCAGCTTGATACGAACTTTGCTACATCTATCACGCTCGGTAATACTGGTATCCAACTTGGAAATACTGTTACTACGTTAAATAATATGACGATGCCAAACGTCACTATTACTAGCGGCACTGCTAATGCAGTCACGATAGGTAACGGTACGTACACAAACTACACCGAGTCTGTTGTTGCTATCGGTACAGTTACAACGACCAATACATTGTCGTTAAGTAACGGTACGGTTCAGACGGTGACATTAACGGCAGCTAATACGTGTACGTTCACGATGCCAACAGCAACCGCCGGTAAATCGTTCATCTTAATTGTTACTGGTGCTTCTACTGCTAATGCTACGTTTACTGGCGTTAAGTGGGCTGCTAATACAGCACCGACAATTACTACAACCGGCAATAAAGATATTTTGAGCTTTATTTCTGACGGTACTAACTGGTACGGAAACTACGCGCAAAACTACGCATAAGAGGTTCTAATGTTTGCTTACTCAAAAATTATGCAAGCTCTTGCCAAGGCTGGTGGCGGTGGCTATACCGTCATTCAGCGTTTTCTTGCGTCTGGCACATGGACTGCACCTACGGGCGTTACAAGTGTTAATTACCTTGTCATTGGCGGCGGTGGTGGAGGCGGCGCAGACGTTGGTGGTGCTGGCGGTGCCGGAGGTTTTCGCACAGGAACCGGATTGTCTGTAACCGCAGGTACTGATTATTCTATTACGGTGGGTGCTGGTGGTTCTGCTGCAGCTTTACCTTCCACAGCCAGTGGAAATGGAACATCTTCTTTATTTTCAACAATAACTTCTACGGGCGGCGGCGGTGGTGGGTCGCTTAACGCAGTTGGTAGTAATGGCGGAAGCGGCGGGGGTGGCGGTGGCGACACAGGAAGCACCCCGAGCGGTAGAGCGGGAGGGTCTGGAAATACTCCTTCTGTAAGCCCTTCACAAGGAAACAATGGCGGTGCTTCATTTTCAAATAATAATGCTTTCGGTGCTGGCGGTGGTGGTGGTGCGGGTGCGGTAGGTTCAGCAGGAACAACTAATGGTGGTGGCAATGGCGGTACAGGAACTGCTTCAACACTTTCTGGTTCTTCAGTAACGTATGCTGGTGGTGGTGGCGGTGGTGCTAATGGCGGTCAAGGAAAAACTGCTGGCACAGGAGGAACAGGAGGCGGTGGTAATGGCGCTTCTAGCGGGGCTGGTTCTGTTGGTTCAACTAATCTTGGAGGCGGTGCTGGGGGTGGCGGGAATTCTGGTAATGGTGCTGCTGGCGGCTCCGGCATAGTCATTCTTTCTTATTCTGCGCCATCACAAACAATCTTTACGTTTAAATCTACTGCTACATGGGTAGCTCCAGCAAATGTGACTACTGTTGATTATTTAGTAGTTGCTGGTGGTGGTGGTGGCGCAGGTTATGGTGGTGGTGGTGCTGGTGGTTTTAGAACTGGTTCAGCGTTGTCTGTAACCGCAGGAACAGAATATACCGTTACTGTTGGTTCTGGTGGAGCCGCTGGTAATTTTGCCGCTAAAGGTGGTAATGGAACTGTTTCTACGTTTAGCACTATAACGTCTGCTGGCGGTGGTGGCGGTGGATATAACGTGGCTGGCGCTACTGCAAACGGTAATGCTGGAGGTTCTGGCGGAGGTGGTTCAGGAGCTGGTAGCGGTACAGGTGGAGCAGGAAATACTCCTTCCACTTCTCCGTCACAAGGTAATAGCGGTGGAGCAGGAACTCCCGGAAGCGGAGGTAATGATGCCGGTGGTGGAGGTGGTGGCGCAAGCGCGTCAGGAGGTGCTTCTCCCGGTCCCGGTCCCGGAACTAATAATGGTGGAACTGGTGGAGCAGGAACTGCATCTTCTATTTCTGGTTCCAGCGTTACGTATGCCGGTGGTGGAGGTGGCGGCGCAGGAAATTCACCAGCTAATAATGTGGCTGGTACTGGAGGCGCTGGTGGTGGAGGAAATGGCTCAGTAACAAGTACAGCAGCTACGTCTGGAACAACAAATACTGGCGGTGGTGGCGGAGGTGGAGGTGTCACAAATCCAACAACAGGGTCAGGTGGTGCAGGTGGTTCAGGAATCGTAATTATCAAGATTAATCAATAGGGGATATTGATGGAAACTAAACTTTACAGAATGTATGGCATTGATGTGGCTATGCAATTGTTACGTCCTAATGCTAAGTGGGAAATATCCAACACAATGTTTACACGTTGGGAAGACCCAAGACCTTGCCCATCGTGGGAAGAAGTGCAATGGGTGATGGATAAGATTCGTGAGTTTGAAGACAGTATTCCGACTATTTGGTTGCCTGAAGATTTAGAGAAAATGAAGATTGAGTCAGACGAATTTGATAAAGCAATAGGAGAAGCAGATGGCACACTTTGCACAGCTTGATGAAAACAATGTAGTTGTTTCCGTTATCGTTGTTGATAACAAGGACACGGCTGATGCTAATGGTGTAGAGAAAGAGTACATCGGCGCAGCCTTTTGCGAACGTCTGTTTGGCGGTACATGGAAGCAGACCAGCTACAACGCTAACTTACGTAAGAACTACGCTGGCATTGGTTATACCTACCAAGCTGACATAGATGCGTTTGTTCCTCCGAAGCCATACCCAAGCTGGACGTTAGACGCTGACGCCAAGTGGCAACCGCCAGTAGCTATGCCAACGGACGGGAATATGTATAGCTGGAACGAAGCTAACCAAGCATGGGAGGTGGTCAGTGGGACTTAATGCCTTTACTAAGACGGGCAACACCATCACGTTTACGGCTAACGTAGCGGCTCCTACGCCTGTTCAGTGCCTCTCTACTACGCTAGGTGGCAACCAGTACCGTGTCATTAATACAGGCACGGTAACAGTGTTTATGGGCTATGGAATGTCTTCATCGGACGCTACGAACAATGCTGTTGTTGTGACTAGCTCACAAACAGCGTTCCCGATATTGCCGAACACGGATGAGATTTTGACGTTTGTACCAAATGCGTATTTCACAGGTATCACATCGAGTGGAACCGCAACAATTTATATCACGCCGGGCGACGGTCTGTAAGGAGCAATTATGCTAAAGGTAGCTGGTGGTGGAGGGGGTGGAGGTAACGGTACAGGTACAGTAACTCAAGTTAGTACGGGTACTGGACTTACTGGTGGCCCGATTACGACCAGTGGTACCGTCAGTTTAGCGAACACGGCTGTTACTGCGGGAACGTATGGTAACGCTACAACGGTTCCTCAGATTACGATTGATGCTCAAGGCCGTATTACTTCAGCGTCCAATGTTGGCATTACTACCGGCGGCACAGGAACGGTTACTCAGGTCAACACCGGCACGGGTTTAACTGGCGGTCCTGTTACGTCTACCGGCACAGTCTCACTAGCCAATACAACGGTTACTGCTGCTGCTTACGGCTCTGCTACTCAGGTTGGCACTTTTACGGTCAATGCTCAAGGTCAATTAACTGCGGCTGCTAATGCGGCTATCAACATCGCTGTAGCTAATGTTTCTGGTGCTGTACCCAACACGGTCAATGTGATTGCTGGCACAGGCTTGTCTGGTGGCGGTGCATTGACAGCTAACGTCACTGTGAACCTTGCTAACACGGCTGTAACGGCAGGAAGCTACGGTAGTGGCACTCAAGTAGCTGCTATTACGATTGACGCACAGGGACGCATTACAGCGGCTTCTAACGTGTCTGTAAGCGGTGGCGGAGGCGGTACCGGCAACCTAGTTACCAATGTTGTGACGGTCACTGCTGGCACTAGCATCCCTTGGACAAACTCGACTAGCGTTGCTTTGTCGTGGATTAACAATTCAAGCAATGTTGTTACATGGACCAATACGGCGTATGCGGTCAACAACAACAATGCGACCATTTTAGTTAATTATCCTGCTGCTCCGTTTAGCGTTGTCTTACCGTCAGCCTCTACGGTGGTCGGTCAAGAATACAAGATTAAGAAGATTGATAGCTCATCTAATGCGGTGACTGTCAGCACGACGTCCTCGCAAACGATTGACGGCAACTTAACATATTCGTTAGCAACGATATACAAGAGCGTTACGTTGCAGTCAGACGGTTCCAATTACTATATTTTTGCGACTACTTAAATGGACGGACAGTCTTTGTTTAATTTAGTGGTTGGCGTTGCAGCTTTCTTTGGTGGCTGGACGCTTAACAACATTACACGGATGCTTAATCGTATTGATGACGATATTCGTGACATACCTCACATATATTTAAGCAAAGATGATTACAAGACAGACATTGCTGACATTAAAGGAATGTTAGGCAAGATATTTGACCGCTTAGAGAATAAGGCAGACAAATAATGAATATGGATTCATTATCTACCGTTGAGTTTGGTGACAATGAGTCATTGGGGCAGTTTTTGTTTGAAAACGGGCTGCAACACAAGTTATTTCAAGAAACATTCATGGATGCTGGCATTTCAGTGCCTATTTACCCATTAATAGACGCTGAAACAGACAATATAGATGACTGGTTATTGGCCCATCAGGTCGAACATCAGGCGTTTGCTGGCTTCTTAGATTTGAATAATCCGTTCAATATGTTGGATGTAGACTTTAATAATGAGTCAGATTTTTACGATTGGATAGCCACACATTTGTATATCCATGAACAAATTGTTGCGGCCCTAGGAATTTCCGAGAAGGGTTAAAAAATGCTCCCCACCCCCCAGAAAAATTCAGTTTCCCAGTTGCAAGAAAACCAACCTGTTATGGAACAGGTTAAGAAGCAACGTGCGCCAGCGGAGAACATGGACGTAGTTGAGATTTTAGAAAAGTCTGTTGGAGCTAGGGGTGGAGACGCAGTTCAGTTCAATAATGAGTTGGCTCACATGGTTAGCTCTAGCCCTAATGTCAGAGTTATTAGAGCAAACAATTCTTTGTTTATTTATTTTAACCACAAGAACGGAAACGTAAAAGTTTATTTAGAAACTGCGGATACGCCGAGAAATTTGGTTGATAGCATCCAGCAATTTGGTTTAGCAATGAAAAAATCTGGATTTAAAACAGGTCAGTTTGATGTTCAAAATCCTCAGATTTTAAAAGCTGTAAAAATGGCTGGAATACCTGTGTCGCTTCAATCAACAAATCAGGTTTCACCTGACGGACAAACGCCGTTAATGTCAGCGGTAATGGAGTTCTAAGATGGGTTACGCTGGAGTAAAACTAATTTATGACGCTTTGCAAAAGTCTGCCAATACAGGTGGTATGGATGCACAGACGGCTGCTATTGTTAAAACTATTCCTCCTCCCCCAAAACCAGAACCAAATCCGATTGTATCTGCGGTTTTTACTATTGGTGCAACAATAATACTTAGTCCTGTTGTTGGGGTTCCGTTAGCTTCTGCTATGTCTTCTGCGGCGGTAACAGCCGCTAATGGTGGAGATATAAAGCAAATAGCTACTAATGCTTTAACGTCGTATGTGGCAACTAATCCCGGATTAAGCGCAGTTGAAAAGCTAACAGCATCTGCATCTATTCAATTAGCTACCGGAGCAAAACCGGCTGATGTTGTTAAAAATGTTGTTGCTTCTGTTGCTGCTAGCAGCTTAACCGAAGGAATTCCCGGTGTTGAACAATCAAAAGTAATTACAGAAGTATTAGGTAACATAAATAAAAACATAGCTGAATTGGCTCCTGATGTTATTCAAAACACAGTTAAAAGCGCAATGATTAATGCTGAAAGGCAAGCTGTTGCTGCTTCTATAAATGGTCAAGATGTTGTTAAAAACGCGATAGCTGGTGCTGGCGGTGGTGCTGTTGCACAAGAAGTTTTGTATGCCACAGATAACAAAGCTATTGCTAGAGCAGCCGCTGAATATGCTCAATATAAAGCAGCAGGATATTCTGACCAAGCTGCATTGGCTAAATCTGTACAAGGATTTGCTAGTGAACAAGCAAAAACAGAAGCTGCTGAAAAAATAAAGCAGCAGACGGCTGGACTTAGCGCAGAACAAGTTGGAGTTTCTCAAACGTATGGACAAACTGCCGCATTTCCCACTGCTCAAGCTGGTCAATTTACCGGAACAGAAGCTGGAGAAAAAAGTCTTGCAAAAACATATACAGATGAAACAGCAACTCCTGTTGGAGCAAGTTTAGGCGTTGTTTCATCTCCCGGCGGGTTTCAAGGAAGGACTACAAGGGATGTTGGTGGTTCACTTCCTATGCAATACAGCACCAAACAAGAATCTTTGCCAACAGGAACAACGACTGATACAGCAGGACAGGATTTGTCACTTCTTTCTGCCGATACAACTCCTGCAGAAAAGTCTCCAGAACAGCAACGTAGAGATATGATTTTGACGTCTTTGATAAACAAGCAAGTTGATACGCCGTTATATAGCAGCGCACCAAAAACAGTTACGCAGCAAGCCGGACCCGGAAGCCAAGCATTAGCACAAGCATTACGTGTCGGTGATATTGGCGCACCGATATTTGGTAGAGACGAAGAAGGTCGTAAGGCAGGTTGGAATCTTCAATCATTACGTTACATGGGCGACGTAGGAGCAGAAAAATGACTAAAAAACTAGCACGGCTATTACGGGCCGATATTCAAGAAACCAGCGATTTAAAGTCAATCGCTGCAATGCTTGCCGGCAAGGGTCGTGGCGGGGATACCATCCTTGCTCACATAACGCCTAAAGAGGTAGAGATTCTTAAAGATGCCGGTGGTGCAGGAACAACAAATCCTGACACTGGTTTGCTAGAGTTCTACGATTGGTCTGGTGGCTCAGATGTGTTTTCTGGTGACGTGACTCAACCTGCCGCAAGCTACACGCCTACAACTGGAGATTGGACAGGTGCATCTCAACCAGCAGTTTCTGCCGGTGGTGGTGCAACGCCTGATTATTCTCAGTACGCTACTGGCATGGCTGATTTTCCTTTCCAGCAGCCTCCTTCTGCTCCGGTTGAAATACCCGCTGGTGGTGTTAAGGGACTTGGCGCACCAATTCCAACAACTTTTGGACAGGCTGAACAACCACCTCCTCCTCCTCCAAGTTTGTCTGACAGAGCAGGAAATATTTTAAAATCTATAAAAGAGGGTGGACAAGACGTTAATAAATTTATTAAAGAAAATCCTGAATTAGCAAAAATAGGAGTAAGCGGAGTAGGAGCTTTATTAAATGCTTTGCAAGCAAGACAAGCATCAAAGCAAGTACAGAAATCTACCGCTGAACAAAAAGCTCTCGCTACACCATATCAAAAACAAGGTGCTGAATTTCAACGCGCCGCTTTAGCTGGCGAATTAAGCCCACAAGAAGCACAAGCCTTGCAATCAACAAGAGCGCAATTAATGCAGGGTGTTGAGGCTAGAGGCGGCGTTGGAGTTGCTCAAGCTCAAGCTCAATTAGAGAATACTCGTCAAGCATTGCTGCAACAAAAACTTGATTATGGCATCAAGCTGTCTAGCATTGGTGACAACATTGCTATTGGTGCTATTCGTACAGGCTTGCAAGCTGACCAAGCAGTTAATCAACTTACTAACGCAATGTACTCCAATATGTTTGCTATAGCGTCTGGATTATCTCCGCAGCAGATTAAGACACAAGCAACTCAGGGAGCGACACAATAATGGCTAACGAACTTCAAGACTTGCCTGAAGCAAGTAAATTGATGGGGTCTTTTCAAAAGGCTCCTAAAGGATATATTGGCCCTAAAGAAATTTCTCCCGCTTTACAAGAGATTGATGTTAAAGCAGCAGAAGCTCAAAAACAGCTTGGCGAATCTGATGTTCGTATAGAGAAAGCCAAAAGAGAAGAAGCAGCAACAACAGGCGAACTAAAGAAGGCTTTTTATGAAAAAGAAAAAGCAGCTGAATTAGCAATGCCTGAACGTGCTGCCGCAAAAGCAGCTAGAGAAGACCTTGCTGCAGCCAAGTTTGAGCCTACCAAAGATAACGTCAAAGACATTGCTGGCCTATTCTCTTTAATGGGCGTGGTTGGCATGGTCATTGGTAAAAAGAACGCTGTTCAAGGTATGTACGCAATGAACGGCATGATGGAAGGTCACATCAAAGGCCGTAAGGATTTGTTTACAAGAGAAGCAGCAGAGTTTGATAAGCAATTTAAGATTTTGCAAGCCAAGGTTGAGTCTGCTACTAAAGAATTAGAAGAAGCTAGAAAGCTGCGTATTTATGACCAAAAAGCCGGAGAAGAAGCTATAGCTATTGCTGTTGCTCGTTCTGAATCTCCCCTGATTAAAGAAATGACTGCTCGTCTTGGCATTGAAAAGACTATCAATGTTCTTAATCAGACAAAAGAAACAGTTTCAAAAATGGCTGGATTGCAAAATGATTTGCAAAAAGCTGCTGACGATAGAGCATTGAAAAAATCAATGCTTGATGTTCAAAGACAAAAAATTGCTTCTAATTATGCAGTTACAGGCAATCCAGAAACAATGGAAGAATACATAAATGGAATTGCTAATTACAGCCTTGCTCCTCCGGGTATAAGAGACAAAAATCGTGTTGCAATTATGTCTTCCGTTCTTAAAAAGAACCCGCAATACGACGAAAACGAATATAGAAGCATTGGTGCAGCGGAAAAGAACTGGACTAGCGGATATGGTTCAAAACAAGTTCAAACATTTAATACTGTTGCAACCCATTTAAGAGATTTGGAAAATTACGCAAAAGGTTTAAATAACAAAGACACTCGTCTTGAGAACGCTGGCTTAAATGCTTTGAAATCTGCTTTTGGCGCACAAAATGTAACTGACTTTAATACCGCAAGACAAATTGTTGCGGGTGAAGTTGTTCGTGCTATTACTAATACTGGTGGCGGCGTTACAGACCGTCAGCAAGCTGAAAACAACTTTAGCTCATCTAATTCGCCTCAACAGTTGCTTGGTTCTATTGATGTTGCTAAAGGACTTATTAGAGCGCGTATGGAAGCTGCTGAATTTAATTACAGAGCAAGCACCAACAAAGAGGATTTTAATAAATTTTTAACTCCTGAGACTCAAAGAATTTTTAAAATAAGTAATGTTTCAGCACCGGCTGTTTCTCCTGCGCCTCAACAAAAAGTTATGCCGTCTGGTGAGAAATTAAAATCTTATGCTAAAGAACATTTCGAGGGTAACGAAAAAGCTGCTAAAGATTATTTATCTACGCAAGGATATAAATAATGGCTGACATTAGCGACCTACCAGTTCCTCCTAAAACTTCTGCAAAAGCAGATTTTTCTGATTTGCCCGTTCCTCCAAAACAAAAATCTTTTGGTGAAAAGGCAATTGAATTTATTGAGCCTACCGCTGAAGCTCTTGCTACTGTTGGGGGTGGTGCTGCTGGTTCTTTTTTAGGTCCTGTCGGAACTGTAGCTGGCGCAGGTCTTGGTTATGGTATGTCAAAAGAGGCTTTGCAATTAGCGAAGGAAAAACTTGGCTATGTACCACCAAGAACTAAGGAGCAATTGGTTTCTGAACCAATTCAAAATGTTTTAACTGGCGCAGCTTATGAAGCCGGCGGTCAAGCGTTGCCATCTGTTTTACAGGCATTTGGAAAATTTGGTTCAGGGGCCGCAGAACTATTTACTAGAACTCCAGAGAAAAGAGCCGCAAAGATTGCTGGTGAAGCATTAGGAGAAAACCTTCCTAGAGCTAGGCAAATATTAAAAAATGCTGCGGATGACATTACTGCATCTCAGGCTTTGTCACTTATAGACCCTGAAACTGGTCGTGCTGTACTTACTGCTCCTACTGCTCAAGCACTGTTAAAAAGAGCAGAGGCCAGAAATCCAGAGTTTTATATTGATTTGTTTGGTAAACAAGATGCCGCTAGGATTAAGCAGTTAGAGCAAATTGCTGGAGGTTCAAATCAAACAGCAGCTAAAGAAGCGCGTGAAAAGTTAAAAGAGGAACTTAATAAGAAGTTGATTCCTGTTTTAAAAACAGAATTAGAAGCAGCAGATATTGCTGGCAGAAAAGTTCCAAAATACCAAAAAGAAGCAGCACGAATGGAAGGTGCTGCAAAAGAAAAAGTTGAAGATGTGCGCCGGTTTACCGCTGCTGGTGAACGCGCTATAGACCGCGCTAAAGCTGATGCTCTAGGCCGTCCTACGCCTCCCCGCTATACCTACATGGGCGAGTTAGCTAAACGCGCCGAAGACGTTTCAGCGCAAGCTGCTGAAGGTTCTTTAAGATTTGGTGATGCTGCTCGTTTGGCTAAATATGAAGAACAGAGTCTTAAAGAACATAATTTAAGACCATTAGAATCAGGTCCAGTTATAGAAAGAATTCAAGCTAAATTGCGTGACCCATCTTTAGCTGGAAACGAGGCTATTGAACTTTCTTTAAATCGAGTTATTAGAGATTTAAAAAAATGGACTGATAACAATGGAATTATTGGGGCTGCTGCTGAAGATGCTATTCGCAAAAATTCTGTAATGTCTGCTATTAGGGAGTTATATCCTGCTGCAAGCGAAAACAGTCAAAAAATGTTGGCATCAAAAGTCATTGAAAGCGTTAAACCAATATTAGTTGATTCAATAGTAGAGGCTGGTGGTACAGGATATAGAACGTATTTAAGAGATTACGCTTTAGGTTCTCAAGAGATTGCTCAAAAGAAAATGGGTGGAGAACTCTTGCGTTTATATCAAACAAGTCCAAAAGAGTTTGTTCGATTTGTTGAAGGCAACGCTCCGTCAGAAGTAGAAAAAATATTCGGACCCGGAAGTTACAATATTTTTAAAGAGATGAGTCTTAATGCTCAACAAAGAATAGGTAAAGTTGCTGGCGAATTAAGCAGGGAAGATATAGCTAAAGAACAAGCTAAAGCAGGAACGGAAAGACTTGCCGATGTTTTGGGAGCAAATCTTGATTTCTTACGATTGCCTCATTGGTTGTCAAAAGGCACTACTTTGACAAATGATGTCATAGCAAGATTAGAAGGCAAGGTTAGCAAAGATACATTAAAAGTTTTAACTGAAGCAGGAAAATCAGCTAAGAGCTTTGACCAATTGTTATCGTTAATTCCAGAGAAAAACAAACAAGAAGTAATGAAGGTTATTAAGCCTTCTAAAGTTGCTGGCGGTATTTTTGCCGGAGAAGGACAGGCTGAAGGACAATAATGGCTAAGAAACAAAAGGGGATAAATCCAGAACTTGAGAACGCTATTGCTCAAATGTTGGTGGCTGTAATGAATGACCCAATGGCGTCCATTACAGACAAGACAAAGGTACTGGATAGGGCGTTAAAGCTGGAGGCTATTAAGTTGAAGCTGTCGGACGATGAGTGGGGTTCTGGCTTTGGTATGGACGATGAGGATGATAAGGATTAGACTATGAATCTCTTTCATTTAGGGGATATTCATGGACGGAGTTACTTTAATCACTATTGCTTTGCGCGTCATCTCAGACCGGCTCATCACGATTTTGGCACTACTGACATCGTTTGGCCTAGGTTGCTGGACAATGTGGGACCCGAAATGGGAAAGGGTGACAACCCTAGCGATATTTGTAATTTTCAGTTACCTTTTAGTAAAGGTCGAGGAAAGGAAGAACGATGAAAGACAAACTACACAAGCGTCATAGCGACTTAAACCAACAGGTTGCTAAATCAACCCGTCCACAGTTGCCAAGAGACGGTAGCAGAGACGGTCAGAACAATACAGACCGGATGCCAGCAGGGTATATCTCTGTTTGGGATTTCGGCAATGGTGAGCAAACTAAACGCAGCCCAACCACAGGTGGCGGCAAAAAGGTGTGCTAAATGGCTAATAACATTGCTTTTCAACCGATGGGTAAAACTACTCGGATAAATGTCACAACGACGGCAAACACAGTTGCTATTTTGTCTGACAGTCCCTCTAATCAGGTGAGGGTTCATAACGGAACTGCGGCTGAAATATTTATTCGTTTAGGCACGGCTAGTACGGATGACGCTGTTATTCCTACGGCTGGAACTCCTGCTTATGGCGTGCTATTGCACAACAATCAAACAGTTATTTTAACTGCGCCTAAACAAGCAGCAAATACAGCGGTGTTGTATGTGTCAGCCATTATTGCTACTGGCACAGGAACTATTTACGTAACTCCGGGTGAGGGGCTGTAAATTGACCCGCTTACCATCCTTGCCGCCGCTAAGACTGCTGCCGCTGCTATACGCAAAGGCTGTGAGCTTTATCAAGAGTACAAATCACAAGGTATGGAGTTGGTGGACGCTTACGGTCAAGCCAAGGACGTCGTTGCTGACATTAGCGGTCATTTGGGGCACTTTTTTAAAGCGCATGAGCAGCTTGAAAAGCACGTTCATGAGGAAGAACTAAAGAGTAAGAAGGTACGTGACCCGGAGTTGTCTCTAAATCAAGAGGCATTTAACCGGGTGATGGCTATCAAAGAAATGAACAGGTTGGAAACCGAGTTACGCGAAACCCTCGTGTACTCGGCACCCCCACAGCTCGGGGCTATCTGGTCTGAATTTGAGGCCATGCGGGAAAGAGTTAAGGCAGAAAGGGAAGAAGTACAACGTCAAGAATTACGCAAGCAACAGGTAGCGAAATGGCGACGGGCAAATATAAGAAGAAAAATAGGGGAGCAACTGACCTCAATTCTCGCGGTCGCGTTCATAATATTGTGGTTCCTATGCGTGATGATACTGATAAGGATGAGCCAGACGTACCGTTATCATTTCTCGTCGCCTTGGTGGTCTTGTGTATTGTGCTGATAATTGTTATCCCGGTCATGGCTGTCATGTACATGGATATGAACACAGCGACTAATGCAGCGTTAGAGGAAACGAGGAAAATGCGTGCGTTGAGGACTAAACTATTACTTGAATTGCAAGGTGAATAATGCTGACTATCCTTTCAACCTTAATTAGTTTTCTTTCCGGTGGCTTGCCAAGAATCCTAGACTTCTTTCAGGACAAGTCTGACAAGAAGCATGAACTAGAGCTTGCTCAGATGCAGATGGACCAGCAAATGAAGTTACAGGCTGCTGGCTTTGCTTCTCAGGAACGCATAGAAGATATACACACTGAACAGATACAGATACAGACCGCAGCAGATGAACGTAAAGCACTTTATCAGCATGACATTGAGATTGGCAAAGGTGCGGCTCAATGGGTTATTAATCTTCGCGCTTCCGTTCGTCCTGTCATTACTTTGGGCTTGTTTGGCCTTCTGGTATTTATAGACATAGCTGGTTTTGCTTATGCTTGGGCGCATGACGTAGACTTTAAGCTGATGCTAGACCAGCTTTGGGATGACGATACCCAACAGATTTGGGCTTCCGTCATAGCGTTCTGGTTTGGAACTCAAGCGTTTAAAAAATGAAGGTGTCAGACAAAGGTAGGGTTGCTCTAGCGCACCATGAGGGTGTCAGGAAGAAGCCTTATCTGGATAGCGTACTGCTCTGGACTACGGGTGTTGGTCATTTAATCGCGCCGCCAGAGCATTTAGCTATGAAGCTAGACGAACGCAAGGCTGCTAAGGCTGCTGGCAAGTTGAAGTGCCCTAGTGAGTGGGATAGAAAGCTAAGTGATGATGAAGTCCTTGAAATTCTTGAGAAAGACTTGGTTCGATTTGAGCGAGGTGTTTTACGTTTGTGCCCTGCTAATCTTACTCAGGGAAGGTTTGACGCACTCTGCTCATTTGCCTTCAATGCAGGGCTTGGAGGGCTTCAAAAGTCTAGTATTAGACAGTGCCACAATCGCGGTGACTTTAATGGGGCGGCTGATGCCTTTTTGAAGTATCGTTTAGCTGCTGGCGTCATCCAAAAAGGGCTAGTAATTAGGCGTAATGATGAGCGTGCTATGTATTTGGGGGCGTAATGTCTAAAGATACCAATTTATCAGTAGGTCGCGGTGAGAAGCTCTCTGTCAAAGCTGGTGGTGGTCTGACCGCTAAAGGACGTAAAAAGTACAACCGTGCTACCGGCAGTAACTTGAAGGCTCCAACCAAATCAGGACCAAGACATAAATCATTTTGCGCTCGCTCTAAGAATTGGAAGGGTGAACGTGGCAAAGCAGCCCGTAGACGTTGGGGATGCCGTTAAGGGTAAGACAGTTTTGCTAGTAAAAACACTTGTCTAGCCTGTGCATAGCCAAAGTCTAGTTCTACCGTTTTCACTTTCAGAACCTCAAACCCATTCTTTTTCATTAATGCGACTGCAGACGGCTCAGTAAAGTAATTGATGTGTTCGTGGAAAGAAAGGGGATGCTCTCCGTTACCTGTCATCTCATCCGGTACGTCAATGAACAGTATCGTGTCTTTGTGCATCCAGTTCGATATTTTGTCTAACGCTTGTGCTGGATACGGCAGGTGTTCTAAGACGTTACTACAAATAATAAAGTCTACGTAACCATTAGACGCATCATTGACCTTAGTAACCCCTTCTACAGCGTCCACACCGGAGACTTCGTAGACGTATTTCTTGGCCTGAGAGAAGTAGGAAGGGATGTGCTGGCCTTCATCCCCGCCGTAGTCTAGGACTGAGCTAACCTTGGCTACATCGACTTCTGGCTGCACAAAAGAAGCCAAAGCAGCGGCTCTACTTTGCACTTCTTGGGGGTGTTTGCCCAAATTCTTGTTTAATTGGTCATAACCCGGCTCAAATAGTGACCGTGTATCGGTGTATTTAGGACCCCTATAGTCCGTATATATCTTTGCCATCTCCTCATCATCAAACCTAACTTGGGAGAAAACAAAGGAACATTCCAAACACCGCAGGGAATTAGTGAACAGGAGGGGGTAAAAAGCCCCGCCATTGACGTTTATCTGCTCGGCAGGGTAATCCATTACCTTGTGGGAAATAAACGGCTGGAAGTACCCTAAACCCCGTTCTAGCCGCTTAGAACCACAACACACACAATTGCTAATTAGTTTCATGGTTCCCATCCCCCAAGGAAAATACTATGTTGCGCTGCAACATTAACCTATATCTGCTACTAGGTACCATTCGGTTATGTAGTCTTTAAAGGCTATTAAGCCTTTGCCACAATCGGCATAACTGCCGTCCGGCAAAATCCTCCAGAAACGCTCTACACGCATCCCATTGTCGGTGTCTCCAGAGACCACTAAAACCGTGGTCTTAGGAAGCCCTGAGAGGGCTTTTAAGAGGATTTCTTGGCCTTTGCTTATCTTTTCCCCGTCTCGCTTCCATTCGCCAAATAGGAAGTGTCCTTTGCGTTCTAGGACCATATCCAGATTTGACGGCAAAACCTTGCCAAGCAGACCGGACAACTCCCCAAAATCAACATGGGGAGCGTATTTGTCCCTCATCATGGCGTTTGCAACAACTTGCCTTCAAAGGCATAGGTGCCAACGTGAGACAACTGCACCCAAGGTGCTGCCCAAACCTTGTAACCTGCCTTACGTGCCTTTTTGCAGAAGTCATAATCCTCAGACAGCAAGATTTGCGTTTCTGGCTCAATTTGCGTTGCAAAGAACTCATTGATGGTTTCACCGTTGCCGGGATTGTTTAGGTCCAACACGTTATTCAAGTATGTCGGAACTTTCCCAATTAAGCCCTCAATGACTTCACGCTTAATGAGCATAAAACCCGTGCCACCATTCCATATCTCAACTGGCTTATTTATCGGCACCGTTACCTCGGTCTGGTAATCCACCAGATTGACCACAAACGCCCCTGTATGAAGTTTTAGCTGGTCATCCGGTACACCGGCATTAATTGCGTTACGGACCGTCTGCCAGTTGATTTCCTTCTTTGGGTAGATGCCACAAATGATGTCTTTATCAGACTCCATCATCGGCATGATGTCAGCGGGATTGAAGTGAATATCCGCATCAATGAACATCATATGTGTAGCGTCAGATTTTAAGAAATGACTAGCCAGTAAGTTCCTAGCCCGTTGAATCAAGGATTCATTGAACAGATAAGAAAAGCTCAAGTTGACGTTAGCGTCTTTACAGAGCGTTTGCAGCTTTAAACAAGACTGAGTGTAGAAGCCATAGCATAGGCCACCGTACATAGGTGTGCTGACGAATAAGTGTTTCATGTAATCCCCTTTAGTTGAATTAGTGGGCTGACCGAGACGTTGCCCAAGCGTTCCTAACCTGTCCTCAGAGGGACTCGCCCTCGGTCTGACGGGGGTCTGGTAGTTCTTCAATCAAAACCCGTATAAGGCCACCCTTGATTTGTTCTCCTCGAATCATCTCAATGTGGTCTACCTGAAAATCATCATCGAAAACCCCTGCGTCTTGAAGGCTGTCTAGAACTGCCTTAATCCGGTTATCGATGTCAATTTTCCTCTTATCTCTAGGGCGCAAAATCATTGTTATCTTCAACTTCTTGTCCCCAAATTTAGGAATGTTCTTTTCTATTATGTAGTCCTGCACAGCTATCTTGAATTGCCGTCCATTCTTTGAGAGAACAGTTCTCCCCCGAAAGTTCCTCCAATAAGTATTCATTGAAGGCGGGAACGGCAACTCAAGCCATGCGTGCATTACCAAGGAATATCGCCAGCCATCTTAGATTTCGGCGTTATCTCTTTTGGATACTGAGCGTCCTTCTGCTTATCCTTCCAGTCAGGGTCAGATACCCGGATGTTAAAATACTCTCCATGTGGACCGTCGTTCTTCCAGATACCGAAATTAATAATCTGACCTTTCACGCAGAGCGTGCCTTTCATGTCTGGCTCTGTGTCCTTTTGTTTGTATTTATTGTGCGTGATACGCCCTTTTAGTTCTTGGGGGATAAACTTTGTGTACTCTCTTGCTTCACTCATAATGGGTTCCTTAATTTTGGGTAAAAATGCCCCGATGCTTTGGGGCTGTCCATGCCTGAAATTACTCAATAGCGTCCTCCAAGTCTGCAAAGGTATCTACACCTTGTTTGGCTGCTATAAATTGTGTCTTGGTGACTGCATCCATGCGCTTGATTGCGTCAGCGTTCCCCGCCTCCCAAGTTTTTCGCTTTTCTGCCTTTTCTTCCTTCTTTAACTTCGGCGAATTCTCGATAGCGTCAAGCATAGCTACATAGCGTTCAATGTAGTCTTGCCAGTTCGTGCAATTAGCGTAGACAGAACCGTCAGGCAGGAATAACTGGTACTCCGTTACCTGTTCCTTAATAACCACTTCCGCTTCGCCCATGTCCTTGACTGTCTGGCTAGGCGTCTTGAACGTCTCGACTTCTTCTGGCGTGTAAACTCCAACGACGCAGCCCGGATAGACTGTTCTAACGCCCTCAGAGACGCATCTGGCTCTAAGCATAGCTCTCGCATAGTTGCGCCAGTTATCCTTGCCGGTAAGCCCGATTTTCTTTGCCATCTCGAATGTCCAAGTGACAGACACACTGCCGCCGTTAGGGTGAGAAAAATTACCAGTAACCCGTTCATCGGTGTATTCCTCCCATTTGACAAAGCCACCGGCTTGCTGGAAACGGGCAAGCATAGCGTCTGCCTTTAGTGCTGGACGGCCTTGGATAACGTGAAAGTCACGCATAGCGATAGCAGGATGCAAGTTCTCAGCCTGACAGAGCAACATAATTGCCATTGCTTCGTCTGGAGACTTAAAGCCGAACATCTTGCTCTTGGCTGCTACTTCAGCCATTTCTCTTATTTCATTTATTGGTACTAGGGCTGTCATAAGTCCCTCGCTTTCATCATTTCATCAGCCATTTCGTAAGCTGCAATAGCTGCGTGTTGAATCACATCTGGATTTTCTGTGATGTACAGTCCGTCTTTATATAAATCATCAACAATCACAGCAATCACTTTAGCTGCAAAGAAATCACGCAAGGTCATGCCAGATTCTTGAGTGCCAGTTTTAGGGTTGTGTCCTGATGGGAATGCGTACATAAATCCTCCATTATTTAAGTAAAAAGCGGCGAGAACCTGACGTTTTCGCGACAAACTTCGCGTAAATGTCGGGGTGTTGGGCTTGGAAGGCTTTAGCGTCGAATCGTTCGCTGCCTTTAGAGTTTTTCCACGTTGCGAGAACTTTTCCATCAAAAGATACTAGCTCAGATGACCATTGCATGTGATTCTGGATAGCGGTAAGAAGGTGTTCTTCCTTTTCTTCTAGCCGCTTGATTTCCTCTTTAACGAACTTCAGAGCTTCCGCAGCTTTTTCGATGTGTTGTATGGCAACAATAGAAGTTCCTTTGTCCTGAGCGTAGACAAGTTTTGTCTGCTCGGTAGTCTCTGGTTCAAGTGGCTGTTTGGTAGCGACAGCACCCCAGAAACGCGCCATATCCTGAATGAGAGCTTCCTTTTGAGCTTCGGAGATGGTGAACTCGAATGTCTCAAAATTCTGCCCGCCGAAAAGAACGGCGAGTACAATGCGCTCGACGTTGTGACACGCTGCTTCGTGGACCAGTTGAGCCATATCTGCCGCAGGAATAATGCACGACTCTGCGTCAAACTTATTACGAACATTCGCGTTGTAGTTTTTCGCCTCAACAAGAGTTTTACCGTCAGCAGAGATAAAATCGAAGTGACTTTTAAGCCAAGTCTCTTTAGGGTGCGTGAGGGCATAATCAGCGTCCTTCAATTCAATCTGTAGTTTGTCTTGGGCTAAACGTCCGATGAGGGGCTGCATAACGTGACCCATTTGGACAGCTTCCACTTGTGATAGGTCTGGACGTTCTTTCAAGCCTAGCTTCTCTAAGACAGCTTCATTACCGCGACCGTTGGCTGCTTTGCGAGAGTCACCCGACCACCATGCGCTATTGCGTACCTCTGGCGCGAAATCTGATTGTGCGTTAGCCATTACATACCTCCTGTGATGTTGTTTAGAGCTTCTGAGGCAGCATAAAGCGACTCTGAAAGAGATTTAACAATGTTGGACAATCTTCTATAAGCTCTTTCTTGATTATCAATTTTATCTTTGAGTTTTGATATTTCTTTCTCAAGCTCCATTGCTTTTTCTTCAGCTTTACACGCTTTATCTTTTTGAGTTCTCCACTCTAAAAATCTATCTTTATCATTTTTTTTGAGAGCCAGAATCTCTTTATTTTTTTTAGTAATTTCTCTTTTTAACTGACCATTAATTTTGGATAAGTTTTCAGTAGCCATGATTAACCCCTCTCAATAACTTTAATTGCTTTGATTAGTGCGTCAATGATTGTGCTTTGACGGTCTACTTCACGCTCCAGCATTTCAATCTGGTCACGCATTTGCATCTTCTCGGCATCCTTCTCAAAAGGTCTGAGGATGTCTTGGACGCTTAGAGCGTCTATCGCTTGGGTGCTTATTTGGATGGTCATTGGTTTTGTCCTCTGATGTTAGGAAAATTGGTATCTGGAAAAAGTGCTGCAATGTCATAAACAACGGCCTCCATCGGTTCAAATAGAAGTCCTTCAGGCTTACAAGCGCGAGTATCTAAACGCATGACAGCGCAATATTCGGACTTTAAACCGCCCTCAACTAAGTCAACGCCGATAGATGGATGAAAACAGGAACGTGATTTGTAATGCTTGCAATCGATGCAAAGTTTCATAATTACCCCTTTGATGGTTAGGAAATACAGTAGGACTATATAGGTTAATTCCATTATGTTCAATATCTTTTTTCACCTCACTTTCTTTAGTCGATAACCTGCCAAGGGTGGCCTATACCGGCCTCCTCTCCATACTGATTTAAGGCTACAAAACCAGTACCAAGTGCGCGTGACGGGTTAGTTGGCTTATGTCTATGTCTTGTCATTGCCACCTGCCATAGACTTTACAGATACCCTAACCAAGTTCTGTCACACACCGTGGGTGTCTCCGGTATGCGGTGTTTTCTTGGTAGCAGCCCATTCAAGCCCATTGCTAACGCGACCAGTACGGTCAACGCTTTGGTCAATAAAAAAAGCCAGTTACAACTGAGTCCGGTGAAGGTTCCCCTAAATCGGCGGGGAGACAGACTCATGTGTAACTGGCTTCTACTTATCGACCTTCACGTCAACAGTTGCGAATCTACATGCGCGTGGGGGATTTTGTCAATCCTCTGGCGTTAAAAAAGTCCACAGAATCCATGCAACTATCGTCAAAAGCATTACGCCCATGCCCATAAATATACCCGCACATAAAATTGTGAATAGACTAGCAATCATTTTTTAGACTCGGATTCTGCTGCAATTTCAGCAATAGGACGCCAACCAAATCGACGCCAAGTCTTAGTGACATCAGTTTGACTACTAGGTGTCCATTCTCGACCGTCTAATAGACCCGTGGCTGGCTTTAAATAGGCCGCTGATACTTCGACATCAGATAACCTTTCGACGGGCTTAAAAGGCCTGAAATCAAGGTCTATGTTTTCTTGCTCAACTATTAATGATTGTTTAACTTTACCCATTATTGCCCCCGTATTGTTTGGTTTCGTTCTTGCAAGTATTTAACGGCGTCACTTCGTTCATAAAACATTGCAGAGATAGTTCCGTCATCGTAGACAATTCGCCATAAATCATAGTCTCCAATTTCAATGCGAATTGGGTTTCCCTCATAAGTCAGAAAAGGATTACGTTCTATTCCAGAAAATGCACAAGTCATAATTACCCCCGATTAAAAAGAAAGCAGAACAACAAAGAATAGATAAAACAGAGCAAAGCCGATTAGACCGGCTACTACTTCAAATAGTGATTCTGGCATTGTCAACCCCTTATCAATGAATTTTGTAAGCAACATTCTTAATTTTCCGGTTCCAACAATCCCGGCAATCTTTGCATTGATTTTCTTGTTCTGGTGCTTTGCAAGTAAAGCTTACGGTACTGACAACAGTTGACGTATTGCCAGCATATGCCGGGGCTTTACCGTCGACCATTGCACCGGATAAACGTACGCATAAGTTTTTAGGGAAGTCACCGAAAAGCTCTTGAAATTGATAAACGAGCTTTTTCTCTTTTGTTGGTAGCCAGAAATTGACATCAGGCAATCTATCGGCAATACGGGCAATATCTAGCAAGTGCTGGAAAGATTGCAAGTCACCGGCATCATGCCACCTAAAATAAGTCTCTTTTGAGCTTGTAATGAGCTTGACCATAGAATCAACCCAACTAATCGACGAAAGCCCGTTAAATCGCTTTTGATGAGCTTGTGTAACGCTAGGGTATTGATAGTTGGCCTTCAATGCATAGCACCCATGACAAACTGAACCGGGTATTTTGGCAAGTTGTGAACCAACATTGCAGAGTTTTGCAGATATACCGTAGGACAAGCCCGGCATTTTGCTAGGTTTTCCAAGTGAGCCTGCAATATCGCTGGCAAGCTTTTTAGATAATTTCGACGGCGGTACTGCAAATAGAATAGTTTGCACAATAAACCCCTTGTTAGGAAAAGGTTAGGAAATGCCAGTTAACGTACTGGCAGACGGTTTGATTAGATACCAGCCCAGCGATTAGCTTGAACCGTATCAACTAAGCGGTAAACAGTAGCGTGAAACTTTGTCTCACCGTGGCGGTATGATTTGCTGAAACGAAAGCCAGTTAATTTTAAGGCTGGAACTAGAACTGCTGCTGTAAGTTTTCTCATTTGATTTCTCCGAAAGGTTAGGAATTTCTGTGCTGCTGAGTGCTATTATATAGGTTAATACGATTAGGTCAAGGGAATAATATATTGTATTTTTCTATTGATTTACTATATACAATAGTATTAACATATAACATCATAACTATATAATAAGAACATCATAACTATATAATATAAGTGTACTGTAATAAATATAATAGTCACTGCCACTTATTTAAGCGGGTATGTCATGTGATTGTTAACTCCCACCCCTCTTAGATTTAACAATTGCCTACGGGGTACTGCATCAGCTTGCATACCTGCAGCCTGGTGATGACAGGCAGCCTGCACAGCCTGGTTTGTCCTTTGGGTAGGGTTGGACTGATTCGATGCGATGACACGCGCTCTGCTGGCAACTGCTGTGGGTTCGGGGGTCTGTGGGTGCGTGCCCCTTTCATCTTCCACCCCAAAAAAAATATGTGTTTTTCCGTAGTTCTGGTAATCTTGTTTTTGATTTCCTTCTGTGTTGGCTACGCATTCTTTCTCGCTTGGCGTAGTCATTTGGGACCTCCCTTGTGGGGTCCCTTTTTTTCGTCTATAGTGTGTATATTGATTAGAGGGGATAAAGATGAGAGTATTGATTAGGTCTAATTGGTCAGAGAAGATTAGGGAGCTGTATGACATCTGTTCTCCGAACCATCTGGCTTACTGCAAGCGGTGGGGCTATGACTATGTGGCTTCTGAGTTGGACTATCAGAACTACAACAAGGTCACCTTGATAGACATGATGGGCTTAAAGGCTAACCTTGCTGAGTACGACGTTGTTATGACGATTGGCATGGACACCCTGTTCATGAATCATGACATCAGTGTGAGGGACGTCTTTGAGCCGTATGACAATGTTCTGATAGCCAGAGAAGAAACGGGCTGGTGGCCTATGAATAACGATGTGATGATTTATAGGGCTGGTCGGTGTGAGAAGTTGTTAGAACGAATGATGAATGACTTTGAGGTCTGGAAACAATACCCGTGGCGTCAGCAAGCTCACTTGTGGAACTTGATACAAGAGGAGAAGTGGGTACGGGATATGGTGAGGTTAGTTCCTGCCAAAACCATGAACCAGCATCCAACCAAATGGCAGCTTGGGGATTGGATAGTTCATTTCTACAACATGAGTATTGAAGACAAGGTAGCTAATGCAAAGAATATGTTGAATCTCTTTCCTGACGGCAAACCCGTATGGAAGCAGAAAATGGACGGTGTGCGTCCCGGTGTTATTTGAGGGGATGAAATGTTAGTTGAAAAGTCAGTGCCGTTACCTGAAGGCAAGAAAAGGTATCCCTACAAAGAAATGGACATCGGGGATAGCTTCTTTGTAGACAGTGGGAAGTTACAAGTGGTATGCAATGCCAATTATAGGGCATCCAAGCGGTTAGGGATGCAGTTCATAGCGAGGAAAGAAGTGGAAGGAGTGCGTGTATGGAGAACGGCGTAAAGAAACTAGAGTTCTTTGACGAGAGCCTCTTTGTAGACGTCTTAGACCAGTACCTAGTTTGGCGACTAAACGATTTAATAGAGAACGAGGAAGAAGCCAAGATTAGGCGTGCTTGCTTTGTTTTAAGAACGTACTTAACACCGGAACCACAAGATGATTGAGAACTTGTTCCCGACACCTGTAGGCTTCTACGAACTAGATAAGCCAGTCACTGAGAAAGAACTCCAGTTCATTAAAGACTTGGAGACTCGGGCTAATGACGGCAACACCTCTAGCGCAGATAGCTACCTATTTAAATCCAAAGAAATGAAGCGCATTGCTTCTTTTGTAGACAAATGTGTGCAAGAGTATTTTCAAGCAGTCTATGCCCCAAAGCATAAGGTTAAACCTTACGTTACACAGTCATGGGCTAACTATACGAACAAGGGTCAGTACCATCACAAGCATGCTCACCCTAACAGCTTTATCTCTGGTGTCTTCTACGTCTCTGCTATGCCGTCAAGAGACAGGATTTATTTCTATAAAGATGGGTATCAACAACTGAAGGTCACGACGGAGTCGTGGAATCACTGGAACAGCGAAAGCTGGTGGTTTCCAGTAGAGACAGGCAAGGTTGTCTTATTCCCGTCAAATCTAACTCATATGGTTGAGACGGTTCAGACAGAAGATACCCGCATCAGTATTGCATTCAACACCTTCTTAGAAGGGGTTATCGGAGATTCACAAAACCTAACGGAGTTACTGCTATGACAGAAACAATTCAAACCATGATGCCTCTAGCAATGGAGGATGTGAAAAAAGCCTACATGGAGAAGGTTTACACGATGAGCCATGCCGAGCTATTTCATGAGCTTATGCGTGTTCATACCGAGTCAGCTAAGTTGCTGCGGGATGCGACCGATGAGGTAGCAAGACTGAAAGATGCTCTTGAGCGACTCAGCACCATCAACTGACAAGTACGCAGAAGAACTTCTGCTCTCCCGTACCATCTTAAAAAATGAGATGCTGCGGGCTACGAAAGCTATTACAGCGGAGGACAAGCGTAAGCTGTTAGCCGTCTGGAGAGATGTTTACAAGCCCGAGATAGTTGAGGAGTTGCTTCGTGTCGCTAAAGACAAGGATGCGCGGCACAGAATAGCTAACTGGAACTTACAGCAGTTCAGCACTGAACGACGAAAGTTTAAATGAAGTTCAATCTCAAACAGTTTTATCAGTTCTGCTCTGAGTTAAAGATTGAAACCAAAGAGCAGGGCTTACGCAAGATGGACAACCTTCTAGGAACTCAGACCTATGTCATGGATGAGATTGCTAGTGGCTTGGAAAGCGGTGTCCATTTCTTTGTCATCTTGAAAGGCCGTCAGTTAGGTATTACTACTATCAGCCTAGCCTTAGACCTTTACTGGCACTACATTAATGCGGGGTTAAATGGAACACTTGTTACAGACACAGAAGAAAACCGAGACATGTTTAGAGGCACGCTCGGCAGTTATATGGAAGGTCTGCCAAAAGAGTACAAGATACCCATACTTGCACACAATCGAAACTCACTGGCCCTCAAGAACCGCAGCCGTATCTTTTATCAAGTCGCAGGGCTTAGAGCGAAAGGAAGTCTTGGTCGTGGCAAGGGCATCACATTCCTTCACGGCACAGAGACGTCTTCGTGGGGCGATGAAGAAGGACTAGCATCCTTGCTGGCCTCGCTTGCAGAAACCAACCCTAAACGTCTCTACATATTCGAGTCCACTGCTCGCGGCTTTAATATGTTTCACGATATGTATGTCACCGCTAAACGCGCTAGAACTCAGAAGGCTATCTTCTGCGGCTGGTGGCGCAATGAGTTTTATTCTGCGGCCCCTGACACTGATGTCTACAAAGTTTATTGGGACGGCAAACTAACGCCAGAAGAAAAAGAGTGGACTCGAGATATTAAGAAACTCTACAACTTTGAGATTAACTCGCGCCAGATGGCGTGGTGGCGTTGGAAGATGCTTGAAGGAATCAAAGACGATTCCTTAATGTATCAAGAGTTCCCGCCGACCGAAGACTATGCGTTCGTCATGACGGGCACATCCTTCTTTTCTAACTCGCGGTGTACTGATGCCATGAAGATTGCAAAGAAGATTCTATGCGACCATTACCGCTATGCGATGGGTGTGAACTTCCAAGACACTGAAGTGCTAAAGTCTACTGAGCGTTTGTCAACACTAAAAGTTTGGGAGGAACCCATTGATACCGCTTACTACGTTATCGGTGCAGACCCTGCTTATGGTTCTTCTGATTGGGCTGATAGGTTTTGTATTCAAGTCTTCCGCTGCTATTCGGACGGAATGGAGCAGGTCGCTGAGTTTGCCACTTCAGAACTTAATACGTACCAGTTTGCATGGGTTATTTCTCACTTGGCAGGAGCCTACAAGAACTCGACGCTTAATCTGGAGGTTAACGGGCCGGGACAGGCTGTGCTAAATGAGATTAAGAACTTGCGCCGTCAAGCTGCCAGCATGGGTAACGCTATGGGCAAGAGTCTGATGGATGTATATGGTTCGATGTCAAATTACATCTGGCGGCGTAATGACACGATGGGCGGCATTTCTAACTCATTAGGATGGCTAACAACGGCAGCAACTAAAGAGCGAATGATGAGTTACACCAAAGACTTGTTTGAACGCCAAATGCTAGATGTTTATTCCGTTGATACGATTGAGGAGATGAAGACCATCATCCGTGATGGCGCATCTATCGAGGCTTCTGGTCGCAATAAGGATGACAGAGTAATGGCGATGGCCTTGGCGTGCGCTGCTTACTCGGAGCAAGTTCAACCCCAGTTAATTCAGCGCAAACTAAGCCGTAAAGTATCCAGAGAGCTAGAACAAAAAACCCCGGAGCAACTGTCTGTAGGCAAAGGCGTATCAAATTATTTGAAAGCTATCGGCGTGTATGGTAACTAACATCTTAACCAAGAAAGAACTGATGACGCAAATGCGTCGGTTCATACGGGATAAGGAGCGCGGTATCTCCATGAAACTCTTTGCTGACTTGTGTGGGGTCAACAAAGCCCACCTGCTAGACGTCTTTTGGTATCGCTCAGAACCATTAACCGAGTATATCCAGCGCAGAGTCGATAAAGGCTACAAAGCATGGCAACGTGGCGAGGTAGCTATCATGCAATTGCGTAACCGTAGCAAATACATTGAATACCGCAGGGAAGCTAAACCTAGAATACTACCCACTACTGGCCTACAGATGATTAATGGCAAGATAGGGATTAGATTGGGTATGAGGAATATAGACGATTATTCGCAACCACCATTATTTGAAGGGGATAACAATGGCAGTTCTACATGATTACAAATGCCCAAGACACGGCTACTTTGAAAGCAGAAAAGCGCAATGTCCGATGAAAGACTGCGTTGATGAGGTAGCAATAGTCTATTTACAGGCTGTTGGGCTAGTATCGGACGGTACAAAGAAGAACGACAAGACAATTAAGCAGTTAGCGATGGATTTTGACATGACAAACATCAAATCCACCCGTGAAGGCGAGAATCAGTCTGGATTCTTTACCAGAAAGAACAAAACATCCAAAAAGCAGCTTGAGAAGGAAGCTAGAGAGGCAGAACAGCGTCCAAGAGAGGCTAGACCGGGTGACGCAGCCATTTGGGGCGGGGATAGCCGATATAGCATGGGCAACCTCTTAAAAGGCGGGGCTGTACGGTCCGTGATGGGAGAATCGGTCGGAATGAACCCTAGAGACGCAGGAAACTTGACAGGACCCAAGGCGGCGAGTTATATAGCTGACCATGAAAACCTTCAAGTGAAGCCCTAAATGCGGATACCAACCAAAGACTTAGAACGGGAGTTCTTCTACCGCGACTTAATCGAAAAGTGCATGGTATCTTTGGCAGAGCGCAAAGGGGATTACGCCTCTCTGCGCTCTTGGTTTTTGTTCGGTGCTGGTGCCAATGAAAATCCTGCCCTGTTCAATAAGATTTTCCCGCACGTAGACCAACTAACATCGTTTCTCTATTCCGCTGAAACAACCCGCTTCTCAATCAACGTGGGTGCTGCGGTTCCAGAACAAGAACACATCAAGATTCCAAGATTAACTCTCGCCCTAAACGATGAGTGGCTAAACTCTAATGCCGACCAAGTATTCTCGTCTGCTCTGACATGGGCACTGGTCTTTAACACCACCTTTGTCAAACTCGTTGTCAACAACGGTATTCACCCTTACATGGTGGAGCCAAGTTCTGTAGGCGTTCTGCGTGAAGACGTCACCTACACCGACAGGCAAGAGGCAATAGTACAAACCTATTACATTACGAAATCTGATTTGTATAATCGATTGTATAGTCACCCTAAACGGGAAGACATCGTAAAGCGCATCCAGACAGCGATGCACACCAAGACTGAAGATTTGCCGGAAGGTCTTGACCGCATCATCATGAGTCAATCCAACCCAACCATCTACGGTAACGTCAACCTAGACTTGACCGGCACCAACCGCTACAAAGCCCGTGTCGCTGAAGACACCGTGAAGATGTATGAGTTGTGGGTGTGGAACGATGAGACACAAGATTACCAAGTGGTCACAATGGCTGACCCTGACATCTTCATCTATGACCGTCCGGGTGCGTCCGTATTCTTACGTGGCGAATTACCGTTTGTTCAAATCTGCCCTAATCCTCAGTTTGATTATTATTGGGGTCAGAGTGAAGTTGCCCGTCTGAACCTGCTGCAAGCCATACGAAACAACCGTATGACAGAGATTTTGGACCTGCTGTCTAAGCAAGCCTCTCCTCCAAAAGTATTCTCTGGCTTTATGGGTATCACGGATGAGAAAGCCTTTGCGTTTGACCGTCCGGGTTCGTTTGTCTCAAGCGATATGCCAAATGCTAAGGTAGATTCCATTGCACCGGAGATGCCAGCGTCACTCTTTGAGGTAATCCATGAAATTGATGCAATGTTTGCAGAAGCATCTGGAATATCAAGCGTTCTGTCTGGTCGTGGTGAGCAGGGCGTACGCTCCGCTGGTCATGCTTCTCAGTTGGCCCGTCTTGGAAGTTCTCGCGCAAAGAAACGTGCCCTAATCGTAGAAGACAGCTTAGAAAAGGTAGCCACACTCTATCTCAAGCTAATGCAAGCCTACGACAACACGCATTTCAAAGATGAAGAAGGCAATAAGTTTATTGCTGAACAATTCACCAAAGATTATGTGGTGAAAGTGGACGCTCACTCCAACAGTCCGATATTTACGGAAGATATGCGTCAGTTGGCGTTCAATTTGTACAAGGCACAAGCAATTGACAAAGAATCTCTGCTTGACTTGCTAGAACCGCCAATGAAACAATTGTTAATAGATAAATTGAAAAAGCGCGAAAAGAATCAAGCGCAGCAACCCCAAGGGAAACCTGAAGGTAAACCTGATTTGAAAGCGGTAGGTGAATAATGGCAACCAAACCTGATTACACGCCGAAATCCGACCAGCCGAGAGTATCGACCGGCGAACTGAAAAGGACCGAGGCTGCGCCATCTATGCAGTATCGGGTGTCGGGCATTAAGTCTTTTAACCCCCGTCAAGCAAGAAAGACGGGCCGCATGACTGAGCGATAGGAGTACATCATGTACAAAAAAATGAAGCGTGGTCGTAAGACACGTCGTTAATTCCCGCAAGGGATGAGGTATGGCTGACTTCCTCTTTTAAGTTGGCCGCTGCTATTTGGAGAACTCACATGGCACGCATGAAACGTAAAGGCCGTAAAGGTCGTAAGTAATTAGTCCCTTGTGGATTAATCCCAAGGGGGAGGGGAAATACTCCCCCACTTGACATTTGCTGATAGTCTGGTCTAATCGCGTCTAGTTAGACGATAGAGGTTATTTATGAGTGTACCACCCGATAAGTTAATGGAATTGATTGGCAAGCAACAGGGTAATCCTGCTGAGTCCGCCCCTGAAACTCCTACTGCAATGTCTGACTCGACAACGGCCCCCATGTCGGCACCGATGTCTACGCCAGAACCAAAGATGGGAAATCGTGAGGGTGCGCTAGTTAACATCTCAATGGCAATGGATTTGATTGAACAAGCCTTGCCAAGTCTAGGTAGCGAATCTCCAGAAGGTCAAAAAGCATTAGCGGCTATTAGGTCGCTAACTGGCTTGATTGGCCCTCGCAAGCAAAAAACAAATGAACTCCAGCAATCTGAAATTATTCAGATGCTACAGAACTTGCCGCAAGCCGGTGGAGCAACACCAGAAGGCCGTGCAATGTCGCAAGCTCCTATGGTCCCGAACCTCCCGCCAATGCCCGGAGCAGCACCTTCTCCGATGAGTATGCCCGGTGCCGGTGGTGGCGGTGCTTCACCTCAACCCACTCCAATGTAAGGAATTATCATGGACCTGTTTAAACCAAGAGGTGCTAACAGCCCTCGCCGTCCTACCGACAACAACCAGCAAAACGGTGTTGTAACGAACCCTCCCCGCTACGAAGAATTTGGCGGTCTTAATGCTGCTGGCAAGATTGGTAGCAAGAACAAGATGGGCGTTCAAAAGCCCGGTGACGGTAAAAAAGTAATCTAACGTAGTTAGGGGATAAAAATGAGTCTTGAAGATATGTCTTTTGAACAGCGCGACCAATTAGCGTTGTTAATGCGTGAACTTTCCGATAATCCAGCAACCAGAAAAGATGTTCTGCGTTTAACGAAGCAAATTAAACCAGACCTCGTTATTCCTGAACTGGAAATCGAAAATACCACTAAATCGTATGTCGATAAGCTAGAACAGCGGCTTATGGAACGTGATGCAAAAGACAGAGAGCAAGATGCTGTCCGTGACCTTGAAGCACGCCGTAATAAGCTGATGAAAAAAGGTTTCGTGCAGACTGACGAAGATATTCACGAAGTGGAAAAAATTATGCTGGAAAAAGGCATAACTAACCACGAATCGGCTGCGGAATACTGGCAGTGGATGAAACAATCCGCTACACCAACGCCGACAGGTTACAACCCGTCAGCCGTTAGTAAGTTCGACCTAGGTAAATACTACAAGAACCCTATCGGTGCAGCTAGAGACGAAGCATCAAAAGCACTCCAAGAGTTACGTCAAAACAGACGTCCTATTGGATTTTAATTTAGTAGGGGATAAAGTTTTTTAGGAGATAACCATGCCTATTGGTGGCGGTATCATTCCAGCAACAGGTAGTACGCAATATACCGAGTTGACTTACGTCACACGGCGTGCGTTCATTCCGAAGCTGGTAGTTCAACTATACAACTCGACACCGCTCATGGCGGCTCTGATTGCTAACTCGCAACAGGCTTCCGGTGGTGTTTCTTCCGTAACCGTTCCCGTTCAGGGCGCACAGTTTGTGAACGCACAATGGTCTGACTACTCTGGTTCGTTTAACCAGCCATCAGTCCAGCAAGGTGCTTTCAACGCTGAATTCGACCTGAAGCTGATGATTGCTCCAGTACCGTTTCTCGGTATGGAAGGTGCAGTTCAGCAAGACGCTGCAATCATTCCATTGATTGAAGCTCGTATGAACGACGCGACTAACGTGATGATGGATGCAATGGCAACAGCCTTGTACACCAACAGCACTAACACGCAACAGTTTACTGGCTTGCCAGCCGCTGTTTCAGCTTCAGGCACTTACGGCAATATCAGCCGTTCAGCCTATAGCTGGTGGCAGTCAAAGGCGTACACAGCCGGTAACGTGAACCCAACTCGTCAAAACATTCTGCAATACATTTCTGGTACTGTTAAAAACGGTGCTGAAGTGCCTTCGTTTGGTGTTTGCGGTTTTGGTACATGGACCCTGTTGGCTCAAGATTTTGTCGGTCAAGAGCAGTACGTCATCACTCCCGGTCACGGCTTTGACGGCGACACAAACGGCCCACAAGCAGCGTTCCGTGCTTTGATGGTTGCTGGTGTACCTATTTATCCTGACCCCTACTGTCCAGAAGGTACGGTTTACTTCCTGAACACCAACTACCTGTCGCTTTATATCCATGAGCAAGGTTCGTTCGTGTTTACTGGTTTTGAATCGACTCTACCTAACTGGCAGATTGGTTATGTTGGTGCTGTATTGATGATTGCTGAGTTGGTTTCAACTAAGCCTAAGTCGATGTCAGTGGTGTCGGGTTACAACTCTCTCAGCATATAAGGAGCTAACCATGTCACTAAGTACCAATAAAATCATTCTTGCTGGCGCACAGACTAACACCGCTGGTGCCTATTTTTTAACCACTACTGTTGCTGCTGTTAGTACAGGTAACGGTACGGTTATTCCGGCTGGTGTGTATATTTTGATTCCGCAAGTAAATGTTAGTATTATTGCTTCTACAAGCAATACGTCTAACTCAACTGTGCTTCCTGCAAACACTGGTGGTGTCATTCTTTCTGATGGCGTCAACGTATTTGCTAAAACCACAAACTCTGGTGGCGACACTATAACTCTGTTAGCTACTAACGGTGGTCAGAACGTTAGCAGTACGTTTGCATCGTAAGGGGGAATCATGGCAAATCCAGAATCAGTAGCACAAAATACCGCAGCTAACTTTGGCAATTTTGCGATTGCCACTGTTACTGGAGCATCTTTGTCTGCCACTGGAAATGCTGTTGTTGCCCTGCCCATTCTTCAAGGTGGGTTGACTGCTGGTAACGCTGTAGTTTCTTCCGGTGCGGTCATTGTTCGTCGAGTGACTATTCAAAATCCTAGTGCCAACGTATCAACTGGCAACATCTCGATTTTGACTAGCGGCGACGGCAATGTCAGCAATGTGGTCGTAGCTAACGTCGTTCTTAGCAGTTTAACGGGTACCGGCACATTCCAAGACGCCGCCATCTCTGGTGGTAACGTCATTGTGTCGGGTTACAACAGCCAAGCCTTATTCTTGAAGGTCAATACAAACGTAGCAGGGACTATTGATATTCGAGTCTATGGCGATACAGTGAACTTCTAATCATGCAAACCGTCTATGTGACAAACAAATGGGAAAAACCCATAACCTTTAGCTATAACTACATCTCCTATACTTTTCCAGTAGGCGAAAGTGTAGAGGTGCCGCTGGAGGCTGTTTGTCACATATTCGGGCATGGTGACACTGATAAAGAACCGTATATGGCGCGGTTGGCGATGATTCAGACGAAGGCAGATATTCCTGCCGGATTAAAAATCCTTGAAAAGATTCTGATTACGGACCAGCCGCCAAAGAAAGTCCACTCGTTATCCCCGGTGGTTGAAAGAGTACCTCTGCCTTCTAAAGAGGCAGGGGGAAAAGTCAATGTAGCAGCTTAATATGGACCGTAAATGGCGCAGACACTGCAAAGCTACATTACTGCTGTTAGATACCTGCTGCACGATGCAAACGCTAACTTTTACACCAACAGTCAGCTAACTGACTACATCAATGGTGCTAGAGCGCGTGTTGTTCGTGATACAGGGTGTCTCCGCACGGTCCAAACAAGTCAAACACCTTGTACCCCGGTGGCTGGTGGAAGCACCCCTGTAATTTGGTCATCCGGCTTAGCTGTAAGTGTGGGCAATTATGTATTTTCCAATATCTTTATATATAAAGTTACTGGAGCAGGTACGTTAGGAGACGCTCCTAATTACCCGTCTGCTGATAACATTTACCCACCAAGCACACCGTTTACTAGCGGAACCGCTACAGTTCAGTACGCCGGTCCCTCAGAAGTAATTAATTATTCTTGCTTGCCGTCTGGAAATCTTACTCTGGACGTCATCAACATTAACCTCTATTGGGGAAACTCCAGAATACCGTTGCGGTATATGGCTTGGACAGACTTTAACGCACAGTTGCGTTATTGGCAGAACCGCATCGGAACGCCGGTTGCTTACAGTATTTACGGGCAATCTCAAATTTATATTGGACCCGTTCCTGACATAGCTTACGTAATTGATTTAGATACGGTTCTCCTTCCAGCAGATTTAGTGAATCTGTCTGACACGGATAACATTAACGACCCGTTTTCTAATCCAGTTAAGTTTTATGCTGCTTACTTAGCCAAATACTACGAACAGTCGTTTGGTGAGGCTGAAATTTATTTAGGTCAGTACAAGCAACAGATTCAAGCTGTTCAGGCGTCCATCTACACCCGGAGACTGCCTGACCCTTATTCCAGAGCGTACTAGGTCATGGCTGCCGCAGAACAAAAGAAATCGTATGAAGTCGTTAAGAACTTTCGTGGCGTCAACACGAAAGCTAACCGCACGGCTATTGGTGACGATGAGTTCTACTGGCTTGAGAACGCGATGCCTGTGGGCTACGCCAACTTAAAGATTACGCCGACTTATGATGCTGTTGGCAGCGTTACTTTTTCTCATACCGTTGTTAATTTTTTCTCAGCCAATATTGGTTTAGACGATTACTTAATAGCGTTTGAGGATGACGGAAGCTGCGAATACGTCAACCTGACAACCAATGTTAAAGGCACGGTAGCGGCTGCCGGTACGTTCTCAACCAGTGGCATGAACATTAGCCAGTGGAAAAACGACCGTGTTTTGATTAGCGACCCGTCTAAAGGTTACTTTACATGGGATGGAACCAACTTAATTTCTATTGGTTCAGTAGGCTCAATAGGTATTGTCAGTAAAGGGTCAGGGTATACGTCTGCCCCTTCTGTCGTTATATCAGCACCGAATCAGACGAACGGAGTACAAGCCACAGCCATTGCTACTATCTCGGCTAACGCCGTTTCGTCTGTTACCTTACTTGAAGCTGGCTCTGGCTATACGTCTTCTCCAACCATTACGTTTAACGGCGGTGGCGGTTCAGGTGCTAATGCTGTAGCGTCTATCACCACATTTGCTCAAGGCACTGTAGCCGTCCTAGTGACTAACGGTGGCGTTGGATTTACATCTAACCCAACGGTGACGATTACCGGGGGTGGCGGTACTAATGCGGCAGGTCAGGCTATTGTCAGTGGCAACATTGTGACGCAAGTCATTATGACGAATGTTGGTTCTGGCTATACGAACTCAGCCAACATTACGGTGTCCATATCTAGCGGTGGTGGTTCTAACGCTACAGCTAAAGCGATTATTAATACTGGAACGAACTCCGGTATTCAGTCGTTTTCTGGACGGGTATGGATTTCTAGCGGTAGAACAATTTATTATTCGGCTGCTGGTTCGTACAGTGATTTTGTAACGGTGTCGGCTGGTACGGTAGTGCTTACTGACGCGACATTGCACGGAAATATTATCCAGTTATTGTCAGCCAATAACTTTTTGTATATTTTTGGCGACGATAGCATTAACGTGTTCTCGGACGTTAGGGTTACAACGGCTGGCACGACATTGTTTACGAACACGAACGTCAGCGCATCGGTGGGTACTAAATTGGCGTATGCCATTTTCCCGTACTTCCGTTCTGTGCTGTTTATGAATGAGTATGGTGTGTATGCGCTTGTTGGCTCTACAACGTCGAAGATTTCTGACTCTTTGGATGGCATATTTCCAAATATTGATTTTACTACTGGTGCTACTTCTGGCGGTCAGGTTCTCTTAAACAACATTTTATGTGCTGCGTTTAATTTCCGGTACACAGGTGGGTTGGGAACATCAAGCAGCAATAGATACATACAAGCCGTTTTCTTTGAAAAGAAATGGTTTTTTACTAGCGCAGGAAACAATCTGAAGTTTGTTACTTCTGCGCCGACGGGTGGCAAGATTACGTTGTACGGTACAGATGGAACATCGTGCATAAAGATGTATGCGAACACAACAGCAGGTCTTAGCAGTTATGTTCAAACGTCTTTAAATCCGATGAAAGACCCGATTAGAACAAAACAGGCTTTAAAGATTGGTGTTGAAGCGACATTAACTAATTCTTCAACAATTACTGTCTCAGTTGATTCTGAAACAGGTTCTAGTCCTTCTGTTGAGTTGGGTCAAACGGCAACTTGGATTAATAATTTTTCAGCACCTATTTCTTGGATTAACAATAGTTCAACAGTAATCAATTGGACTACTGGTTCTACAGGGTACACGTTGTACAAAACAGATGCCAAGCAGTATGGCAAATACTTGGGAATGACCGTGACATCGACCAATGCTGGCGTTGTGTACAACGGTTTTGAATACGA